AGTACAGCTTGACTACTCTGAAGAAAGTCTACGAGCGTGGGCAGGGTGCATACCTCCAGTCAGGGTCTCGGCCCGGAGTTTCTATGGCAGCTTGGGCCATGGGTCGAGTCAACAGCTTCCTTCGTGGTAGCAAAAAGCACGACACTGACCTACAGAAGAAAGGGTAGATCATGGCTAGGCGACGTGTACCAAAAGACAGAAAGACTGGTCTGCCTAAGAAGTATCTTTCTGGTGTAAAAGGCTCTAAACGAGCACAGCTTGCACAGATTACAAAGCGAATCTCTCGTCTCTACAAAGAAGGCAAGAAGATTCCTCAGAGCTTGATTGACCGTAGGATTAAGTTAGGCAAGAGCTGACAAAAAGAAGCCCGGATTAACCGGGCCACATAATAAGCGCTTATAGATAGCCCTCGATGATCTTGTATCTTCGGGGGTTTTTTGTTTCTAGCCTATGCACAACTTCGCTAAAGTCTGCGTGTGATAGCATCTTGGCATTAGCCACAGCACGAGTCTTTACCTGCTCTGCGTACTTGCTGTCTAGCAGCTCTACAGCAGCTTGCTTGTAATCACGGTTGTGGATAGCGTGTAACATGCCTTGAAAGCTCATAAGAGTGGGGATGCCTACGTTGTACCCCATGTCAATCAGAACTGCTCTTACGTTGTCTGGTTGCTCCTCTAACGGGAAGTTATCGCGTATCTCACGGGTGTGACGTTCTAAGTCACGCTTGAGTAGCATCTCTGCCCAGTCCTCAGCATCACCTTTGCTTTTCCACTCTACACGGTTAAGCAGAACCATCAGCTCTGACAAGGTTAGTGGGTTAGCTTCTAGGTTGCGACCATAACCAATAGTGGTCTTACCAACTGTGTCTTTGTACGGCTTATCCTCAAATCCCTCAAAGCGCTTGGTACGCTCAATGATCTTATCAGTTATCACGACCATCCTCCACGTTGCTAACTAGACGATCTAAATACCACTTGGCTTTCCTCAAATCCTCTAGTTGATTCTTGTACTGCTCACGCCACAGATACTTCAGGCAGTTACCCTTAAAGTAGCCACGTAGCTCCTCATCTGTCAGTGCTTCTTCGATAGCCTCAATGCACTCGATGTTACCAGAACGGTAGTGGCTAGGGCTGTTTACCTTGTCATCCCTGTCCATTGCATTTATAAAGGCTTTGTCAAAGTGTCTACTGTGCTTCAACCGCCAGTCTCTCAGCTCACGCCTTTCTTCAGCCACTTTGTCCCAGTCCATCATGGTAGCATCGTCAATGCTGACCCTTTGTCCGGGTGCGTACTCTTGATCGTAGTCATCTAACAACTGATTCTCCCACGATGCTTGCCTAGCGCTTGTAGTGCTAGGATTGCCATAGATAAAGTCATCTTCTGCTTGTATGTTACTCATTTTTGCTCTTCCTTTGTTGCTCATTCTAGTGAAAATCTACAAAATGACTGAAATGAGATACACCGTATGATTTAGACATAGGTAAGCTCCTTCCAGCTAACAGGTGCAATAACTTTGCACTGATTGTAAACCTTCTCTGCTAAATCACGAATCTCTACTTGTGCGTCTGGCTGCATCCGCTCATTGCACAGCCTAGCATACGCATACAGACTTGCTGTCTCTACCCAGCTAGTCTCTGTGCCTTGTGGCAGTACCATACGCGCTTGCTCTGGCGCTACACCGTCAGAAATCATCTCGTTGTACAGCTCAACACATTTGTTAAGCGCATTGGCTGTATTAACTTTCCAAGCCCAGCTTTGCTCATGCACACCAGCGCTGCCTTGCTTGATGCTGCCTTCTGGCTTACTACGAAAATAGTCAGGCAAGTATACATTTGGTGTGTTGCTGATGTACCTGCGGCTCTCCTCATTCCTAGCAAAGCCTACAGTATGGCGATACCACTGACGTGCAACGAAGATAGGCGCTGTGATACGAAACTGTAGCATGATATGGCCGAACGGTGTCCAGTGCTTGTGACTGGCTAAGTAGCGGATGAGCTTCTCATCTTTCTCGTCCATCACTTCTTTCTTCTTAGCAAAGGACACTCGTGCTGCGTTCACAGCAGTTAAGTCGCCTCCCATGCTGTCAATCAAAACTGCGTTCATCTATACGCTCCAAATAGTAACCGAAAAACTCTTTTTGAACACATGCAAAGCAACCTCTGCAAAGCAGTCGCCACCTACCTGCGCTCTGACACAGAAAGTAGGAATGAAGTCTGTTGAGCACTCAAAGCTGAGTAATGCCCTCTCATTCTCATCTCTGTCAAAGCTGAATAGCCTTAGCCAGTAGTTCTGTTTATGTCCACCTTGCTCAAATACTTTCATTGCAAATCTCCTGAAACGTATCACGTTTTTGTGAAACAATTTGCGTATAGCTACTCATATATGTGAAATACTTTCACTATACGCAAGTTTCGTGTATTAAACTACTTCACAACCCGCAGGGCCGCAAGCGACCTCTCCACCTAAGTCTGTATTGTCCTCTTCCTCTCGCACTTGTGTCAAGTCGATAGAAGTAAGGGCAGACTCCATGATCTCAAACTGCTGCTGTGTGATGTCCTCGAACGGTGCCTGCTTGTAAGTGCCACCCATGTAAGGCAGGACAGAGATACCGTTAAAGTGATTGCGGTTCTTCCACATCCACTCACCGACTGCATCCCACTCATCCTCTTGCACAGACACAGTAACAGAGACGTTGTGCGCGTTCTGACCATCACGGTGGCCGTGGCGTACCCACTCACGGTTGAATCGAGACGTGCGATCTAGCAACTCAAAGGGCGACTCGTGCCGTAGGATAGCGCCTTCTGGTGCCTTCTGCGGAATCTCGATCACAGCCTGATCGTCAGGGCGGAAGTATTCATCTTCTACTAGCTCAGGGTGATTCTGTGCTAGGTAAGTATAAATAGCTTCATCTTTACCAACACGCATACGGCGCACATAGAAGTCATTGTGCCATGCGTGGATGCCACTGCTGCTGCCCAACACAAGACTGCTAGTGCCTGAAGGCTTGATCGTGGTAGTACGAGCTGCCTCATTGATGCCCAGCTTCTTAGCTACTCGTGCGTTCTCAGCTAACACTTGGTCAGTGGCTTCCTCTAGGTCAAGATCAAGCACTGCACCTGACGCAATACCTGTCATACCTACACCGATCAGAGCGTCTTTTTCAGTAGTTTCCTGCCACACATCACGCAAGTAATGAAAGTCCGTGTAACCAGCCTGTAGAGTACCGATAAAAGAGGCGGCCTTAGCTCGCTCATTCAAGTCTTTCTGGTCTGCTACGTTACTTACATTGAGTTCGCACAGATTGCAGAACTGGTATGGGCGTAGACCTATCTCCGCGCAGGGGTTAGTCCCCCAATCCTTGTCGTTACTAAACAGCACCCCCGGCTCTCCTGAACCTGACGCTACGATCTTGTCCCATAGCTGGTCAAAGTCCCGACGCTTGACCTTGTGCCGAAGAATAACTGCAGAGTTGTTAGCACGACCACGATGCGGATTAGTCTCCCACCAGCTACCGTGTTTAGCAGTCAACATATCTTCATCGTCCATGCTAAATAACGAGATAAGCGCAGCTCGACGGATGCCACCAGCCAAGACGGCATCAGCGATGTAACACATGATGTCATGCACTTGGATCGGGATTAGCTTGGTGCCTCGACCGCTCTCCTCTAGTGCCAGATCAAACACCTTCTGAATGTTGTGAAGGCAATCTTTGAGCGGCTGTGGCCCCGGAGCTTTACCGCCTGATGTGACTAGGTTTGCACCTTTAGGGCGAATGTCGCTGAAGTCAAACACGGGGCGTGGCTTACCGTGGAAGTATGCCTCACACAGAATCTTAACTGCATCTGCCCAGCCCTCGATGCTATCACCGACTAAGAAGCGCTTGTTCTTCTTCAGTGGCCCTACAACAGCAGGTAACTCTGCAACGTGGTGCCGCTGTACGCTGTAACCTACGCCTGTACCACCTAGAAGTAGAAACATTGCCTCTGCGAAGCTGTCAGGGTGATCGACTGGCATGTAGGCACAGTTAAAGATACGGTTCGGGCTGTTCTGGATAGGCTTACCACCAAACTGTAGCGAGCGCATTGAAGGCAGTACCTTCTTGGTGAACACAAAGTTCTTATACACGTCCTGAATCTCTTTCTTGAGCTTCGGGTACTTGTTGATGTGCATAGCCATGTTACGCTCAACTAGCTCATCCCAAGTCTCACGCCGCCCAATCTCAGGAATGTACTTAGCGTACTTTGTAAACGTGACAATGTCAGATAGAATCTGTGCTGACTTTGTTGTTATTGCTGATTCCGTCATAACTTCTCGAATCCTTTGTCTGTTGAAAACCAAACTTCATTTACTCCGGCCTCTTCCAAGGCCAACTTACATACAGGGCAAGGCTTAG